GATCCAAGCAGTGCGGTGTTCTTTGAGTTCGAATTCCAGGAAGACGCAGACACGTTTGGATCAGTCAGCATCAGTCTAGCAGACGGTGAGAACATGAAAGTGTACTACAACAGGGATCTAGTCAGCAAGATCGACGAGGACAGCAGGGACGAATGGTATGCGTTCCTCAAGGAGTTGAAGGACTTCGCAGTGGAGCATCAAATGAGGTTTGACGTCAGGGATATAACTAAAAACAACCTAACGAAGCAGGACTATGAAAATCTTGCAGATACGAACAAAACGGTAAATACTGATGAAATGTCAGAAGAACTAGCAAGAATCACTAAACTAGCAGGTGTTGAAAAGGCACCCGTTGCAGAAGGCCTAGCAGGCACTTCCAAGAGTTCATTCGAGAACCTGAACAAAACAAAATTAATAATTAGACACAAAGGCAAAGTTGACGAGACTGTGCCAGGTGCGAGATCAAGACAGATACAATCACTCTACATCGAGAACGAAGAAGGTGAGAGATTCAAGTATCCACTGACACACCTAGCAGGAGCGAGAGCCATGCAGAGACACGTGTCAAATGGCGGAAGACCACATGATGAATTTGGACAACATATCGTTTCAACATCAGAAGACATAGCGAAATTGAATTCATTCTCGAGATATGCTTCTAACAAAGATCAGTTGAACGACAACGCAGGTGACATCATTGAACAGACCAAATTGAAACTAGAGAACCTGAGAGGTTACATGAGAAACCTATCAAAACAAACACATTACGAAGCGGCCGCAAAAGATTTCAAGACATCAGAAGATCAAATATTGGACGACGAGACAGTAAACAAATTGAGAGAGAAGTTCACCATGAAGAACCTAGACAGCAGGGTTGAAGACGCTTTTCCAATCATAAACAAAATAATGAGCGAATTTGAAGCAACCAAAGACCAAGAACAAGTGAACGAACTGGATCCAGGTGATGAGCCAATTGACGCACCAATACAGGCACCAGTTGATCACGGTGCGGTGGTACAGAGTTTCTTGACTGATCCAGAAAACAAATTAATACTAAGGAAAGATCCCACAGCGGACAAGATGTTGTCAGCGACGAAATTCACAGACAAGAACACCATGTTGGGATCAATACTTTCAGACATAGCAAGTAGATTGCTCACCAAGTCAGGTGAGGAAGACAGGGTGGCAAACTTCGCTTCTAGAGTAGCAGACGGAATAGAACAAGAAGGTTCAAACTCATTCAAGCCAGGACCAGACTACAACAAGAACAAGAAGATCGCCGTGCAGTTGGCAAAGAGATACATCGACGACTACAAGAAGATGCAACAAGATCCAGCATACGCAGACGAAGTGAGGATGGATCCAGCAGATTTCAGTCCCAAGAAAGACATCAAGGGAAAAGCGATAGGCAAAGAAACAGAAGCATTTGAATCATGGGTTGACGAGACTGTGAACGAATATGCAACAGCACCCAGAGACGAAGAGGACAGGAAAGAAAAATTAAAAGCATTACAAGATCTACAAGCAAATCCAAAACTGAACGATCCAGAATCTGTACAAGCAATACAGAAAAGAAAACAAGAACTTGGAATGCAGAAGGAAGCCGAGAGCGATTACTTGTATCTCAATGGTAAGGAGATAGACCAAGGTAGCATAGTGTATGACATGCAGGATTACAGCGACGGAATGTTTGAACTACAATCAGCAAACTACGCCGATGGCACAGAACTAGACGAGAAGGAACTAGAAGAATTAGAAAGCACACAAGAACTGATCGACTGGGTCATGATTGACTTCGTGTCAGAAGACGCAGTGTCAGAAGATAACCAATTGGAAGGCCTGACTTTCGAAGACATCAAACCTTACGTTTCAATGTACACAGACAAAGATGGCAAGAAAGTGAACGCTGTGCTGGACAAAGACGGTGAGGAAGTTTTCAAGACACATGACGCAAAGGCGGCGATGGCATACCTATCACAGAACTACAACAAACTAAAAGAACAAGACAGCGAAGTGCAAGACGAAGGAAATGCATACAGCGGTGCAGTGGCCAAAGCTAAAATGAATGGCATGAAAAAAGGTGACAAAATAAAAGGTCCAGATGGTGATGAAATCACACTAGAAGAAGTGCCAGCAGAAGCACAGGAAGAAGCTGAAGAGATCAACACAGAACTAGACAGAATCAAACACCTGGCTAACATCCAATAATAAAACCTCCACATTACCAATAATAATAGTAGACAACTGATAAATAAGTGTGTATATTATGTACTATATGTCTAATATACATTTAGGCAACTTAAAACTAACAAACATAGGCACACAAGGAGGCTTACATTATGGCATCATTAGCTGAAATAAGGGCGAAGTTAAAATCCCAAGAAGTGAATCGCTCCACTTCCAACACAGGCGGAGACAACGCCATCTATCCACATTGGAACATAGCAGAAGGATCAGAAGCAGTGGTCAGATTCTTGCCCGATAAGGATACAACAAATACATTCTTCTGGACTGAGAGAAACATGATCAAATTACCTTTCGCAGGTATCAAAGGTCAGACTGACTCAAGACCAGTACAGGTACAAGTACCATGTATGGAGATGTATGGCAAGACTTGCCCAGTACTAACGGAAGTTAGGCCATGGTTCAAAGACAAGAGCATGGAAGACATGGGCAGAAAATATTGGAAGAAGAAAAGTTACATCTTCCAAGGTTTCGTCACAACAAATCCGTTAGCAGAAGACTCAACTCCTGAGAACCCGATCAGAAGATTTATCATTGGGCCTCAGATCTTCAACATCATCAGAGGAGCATTGATGGATCCAGAGATGGAAGAAATGCCTACTGATTATGTGAAAGGGGTTGACTTCAGAATCACCAAGACCACCAAAGGTGGTTATGCTGACTACTCGACGTCAAAATGGTCAAGAAGAGAAAGAGCTCTCGACGAAGCAGAGAGAGCCTCTATCGAAACACATGGGTTACACAACCTAGGTGACTTCAGACCCAAAGAGCCAACAGAAGCAGAGGTTAAAATAATCAAGGAGTTATTTGAGAAATCTGTGGAAGGTGAGGCCTATGATCTAGAGCAGTATGGACAGTACTTCAGACCGGCGGGCATGGCTTACCAAGCTAAACCTCAGGTGGCAGTACCAACAGCATCGGCTCCAGTGGCAGAAGCGGCTCCCACAGCGGCACCTGTTACTGAATCTGCACCAGCACCACGACCAGAGGTGGCACCAGCAGTGGTGGCTCCAGCGGGTGACAGTGCCAAGAGAGCAGAGGACATCCTGAAGCTGATCAGATCAAGACAAGCAAAATAATCTGACATTTTACCAAGGCCCTGACATTGACGTTAGGGCCTAGGTATGTTAATATATGATACACAAAGGATAAAATTATGACAAAAGTATTTGACGCAACAAAGTTCAGAAAGAACATTACAAAATCAATCCAAGGTTTAGGTATTGGATTCAGCGATCCCACAGATTGGATCAGCACAGGAAATTACGCATTGAACTATTTGATGACTGGAGATTTCAACAAAGGAATTCCACTGGGTAAGGTGACTGTACTTGCAGGTGAATCAGGAGCAGGTAAGAGTTACATAGCATCAGGAAACATTATCAAGAATGCACAGGACCAAGGCATCTTTGTTATCTTGATTGACACAGAGAATGCACTAGATGAAAAATGGTTACAAGCATTGAAAGTAGACACATCAGAAGATAAACTTCTAAAATTAAGTATATCCATGATCGACGATGTGGCGAAAACTATTTCAGAGTTCATGAAAGGTTACAAAGAGCAACATGCAGATGACAAAGAAGGTGCACCTAAAGTACTGTTCGTCATAGACAGTTTAGGCATGATGCTCACACCAACAGATGTTAATCAGTTTGAAGCAGGTGACATGAAAGGTGACCTAGGTAGAAAGCCCAAGGCATTAACAGCACTTGTGAGAAACTGTGTCAACATGTTTGGTTCATGGAATGTGGGGCTTATAGCAACCAATCACACTTACGCATCACAGGACATGTTTGATCCAGATGACAAGATATCAGGTGGACAAGGATTTATCTATGCAAGTTCTATCGTTATCGCAATGAAGAAACTTAAATTAAAAGAAGATCTAGATGGTAACAAAGTCACAGATGTTAGGGGTATAAGAGCCGCTTGTAAAGTCATGAAGACTAGATACTCAAAACCTTTTGAATCGGTACAGGTCAAGATTCCATACGAAACAGGTATGAACCCATACAGTGGACTAGTGGACCTGTTTGAAAAGAAAGGTGTACTTGTGCAGACCGGAAACAGACTGAAGTACACAGACAAAGCAGGCAAGGAACACATCGACTTTAGGAAACAATGGATAGGTGATAAATTAGATATGCTAATGGCAGACTTCACAGAATCTACAGACTTTGCTGACAAGGAAAAAGTTCCAGCAGAAGTAATTGAAACAAAACCAAAAGCAAAAACTAAAAAAGCAGAACCAATCATAGAGAAGGAATAGATGATAGACTTTGATCACGCTGACATTGAACGTTTGTGGAATGCCATTATACATTACGTTCCCGAACGACAGAAATTAGACATGGCGATAGACTTACTCAAGAGTCTAGAGGACATTGGGGTAGATCATGAAGTACTCAAAGGATCTGCAGAACTTGATCCAAAACTAGAGGAAGCTGTTAATACCGTGTTCGAGGAAGACGATCCCGAAGACGTGGGTTACGGCGATACTGAT